CCTGCAAAAGCTGCGCGTGGAAATCAAAAACACGCTGGTCGGCTCTGACACCAACGTGGCACCTGATCGCAAACCCGGCATCGTGGCTGGCGCAGTGTTGCCTTTCAGTATGGAGGCCCTGTTGCCTTCCATGCCGACCAGCAGCAACGCCATTGAGTACACCCGCGAAGCCTCATACACCAACAGCGCCGCAGCAGTGGCTGAAGGTGGCGCAAAGCCCGAGTCTACATTGACCTGGTCGCTGGTGAACATGCCAGTCAGCACCATTGCCCACTGGATCAAAATCTCCAAGCAGCTCGCTGCCGACGCGCCTGCCCTGGCCGCTTACGTCAATACACGTATGCGCTACGGCGTGGATCAAAAGGTAGACACGCAGTTGGTGGTTGGAGACGGTGTGGCCCCCAACATCAGCGGCACCTACGACACGGGCAACTTCACCGCGCACGGCTATTTGTCGGGCGCGTTGGGTGCAACCCTGCCGAAGTTGGTGTTGATCCGCAAGATCATGGCCGACCTTCACGCCGCAGGCTACCCGGCTGACGCGATTGTGCTGAACCCGGCAGATTGGGCACAGATCGAAATCGACCTGTTCACCAGCACAGCCAACACGGTGCGCGTCGGCATGAATGCAGCCGGTCAACAAACCCTGTTCGGCCTGCCTGTTATTCAATCCATCGGAATGGCTGCTGACACCTTCCAAGTGGGCCGATTCAGCGAGGCTTACACGGTTTACAACCGTGAAGGCGTCGTGGTTGAAATGTCTGACAGCGATTCGGACAACTTCACCAAGAACTTGATCACTTTGCGTGCTGAGCGTCGTTTGGCGCTGGCTACCAATAAGCCAGCCGCCGTGCGTGGTGGTGATCTGACACCCCCTGCTGCCTGATCGTAGCTTGACAACTGAAGGGGCTAGCTCACAAGGCTGGCCCTTTTGTTTGGAGGAACTATGCAAGTACAGATCAAATTTATCGTGAGCGGTGCAAATTCGGCATTCGGCGGCTTTGTGGCCGGCGACATTCTGCGTTGTTCACAAGCCTTTGCAAAGCACCTTGTCGAAGAAGTGAAGTGTGCCAAGTACATGGAAGTGCAAGTGGTTGAACCCGCCAAAGATGAACCCGCCAAGCGCGGACGTAAGGCCAAGTAAATGAGCTTCATCACACTCGCGCAAGCCAAGTTCCATTGCCGCATAACCGACACGGACAGTGATGCTGATCTGACGATAAAAATCAGCGCGGCTGAACGGGCGGCGATCGAGTACATGCAATGCGAAGTGTATGCAGATCAAATCACGCTAGACGCCGCCATTGCCGCCGTTCCAGCAGCCTTATCAGCCGCCAAAGCCGCCTACATCCTGGCTGATGCCGCCGCTGATCTGATCGAAGACGCTGATCTCTCGCTGAATGGCAAAGCCAATGCGCTTGATGTCTACATGCGGGCGGTTTATTCCGCGGTGCGTGTGCGCAATGGCATTGTCATCAATGATCTGGTGATCTCCGCGATGCTGCTGATATTGAGTTGGCTGTACGAAGTGCGCGAAGACGGCGAGCCCATTCCAAATGCCGCGCGTGACCTGCTCCATCACTTCAGGAGCTACGGATGAGCGCCGGTCAGTTGCGCCATTTGGTCGCATTGCAGTCGCGCGTGGAAACAGTCGATGAGCTGGGCCAGCCGTCAACCGCATGGCTCACAACCGCTTCGGTATGGGCCGACATTCGCTACCAAAGCGGCCTCAGTTCGATCAAATCAGGCGCAGACGTGTCCGTGGTAAAGGTGTCGATTCGGATGCGGCACCGGGCTGTTAACGCCGGTCAACGCATCACGCATGATGGTGTGGCGTTCAACATCGAATCGGTGTTGCCGGATGCGCGGCGGGCTTATGTGGATTGTGTTTGCGAGGTGGTGGCGTGATCAAGATCAACAGCAAACTGTTGTTTGACATTGAAGGCGCATTGGACAAATTGTCGGATGCCGTGGGTGAGAAAACACTGCGCTCCGTCGGTTTTGCTGGCGCGGCTGTGTTCCGCGATGAAGTCGCATTGCAGGCCCCCAAGGACACCGGATTTTTGAGCGAGCAGGTCGGCGTGATCCGCGACACCGACAAGTCAGACGGCAAGATTGTGCAGACCTACCTTGTCAAGGTGCGCACTTCTAAAAGCAAGTACGCCAACACCAAACACAACGTGCGCAAAGACAGAGCCGGAAAGACCTACGCCACAACCAATGCGTTTTATTGGCGCTTCTTTGAGTACGGAACGAGCAAGATGGCGGCGCGGCCTTTTATCCGGCCCGCGTTCGAGGCTAAGAAAAGCGAAGCCATGCAAGCCATGAAAAACAAGCTCTCAGAGAAGATCAGCGAGGCATTGCGGTCATGACCATTGAAAGCTCGATTGTTGCCGCGCTCACTTCACTGGTGGCTGGCCGGGTTTATCCCGACGTCGGCCCGTTTGGCGTGGCCAGGCCCTACATCACTTACCAGCAGGTCGGCGGCGCGTCGGTCAACTTTATGGACACGGCTACCCTGCCAAGCCAGTCAAACGGACGGTTTCAGATCAACGTGTGGGCTGATACCCGTCTGGCATCAGCGGCGCTGATCAAACAGGTAGAGCTGGCCATGCGCAGCACATTGAAAGCCTCAGTGATTGGCCAGCCGGCCAGCACGCATGAGCCGGATACCAATCTTTACGGATCGCGCCAGGACTTTTCCGTCTGGCAATAAAAGAGTCTCCCCGCCCGACAAGGGCATTTACCACCAAGCCGCACCCGATGCGGCTTTTTCACGTCCTTGAAAGGAAAACATCATGAGTATCAGTCTGCCAAATGGGGCTCTAATCGCCATCGCCTCCGGTTATGGCGCTGCCAAAACCATGTCAGCCCTCACCAACGCCAGCCCGGCAGTTGCCACGCTTGAAGCCTCGCATGGCGTCATCGTCGGTGACATCCTCGAAGTTACCTCCGCCTGGTCACGTCTGACCAACAAGATCGTGCGCGCCTCTGCCGTCGCCACCAATGATGTCAGCCTGGAAGGCATCGACACCCTGTTGACCAGCATTTACCCGGCTGATGGCGGCACTGGCACGGTGCGCGAGATCACCGGCTGGACACAACTGAGCCAGATCCTGTCCAGTTCCAGCACGGGCGGCGAACAGCAGTTCCTTGACTATCAGTTGCTGGAAGGTGACGCACAAAAACGCATCCCGACCGTCAAGAGCGCGGGCGGTTTGTCATTCTCTGTTGCCGACGATCCGACGCTGGCGGGCTACATCCTGGCATCTGCTGCCAACGATGACCGCCTGCCGCGTGCCGTGCGTATCACCCTGCCAAGCGGCGCGATCCTGCTCTACAACGCCTATATCAGCCTGAATAAAACACCTTCGCTCACAGTCAACGAGATCATGAGCGTCGAGGTCACGTTGTCGCTGTTGGCCGAGCCCGTGCGCTACATGGCGTAAACCCCTGATCACAAAGCCATCGTGGTTCTCCTTTCGTAGGGCGGCTGCGGTGGTGGCGTGTTTACAACCCTACGAAAACCATCATGGCAAAACTCTCACTCAAGATTGATCCCACCTTCCCGGCCACGGTCAGCATTCCGAAAGCCGGTTCCGATCCGGTGCAGCTCAAGCTCACTTGCAAACACCGCACCAAAGATGAATTGCAAGAGTTCATCAAGACCCGCTCAGAAAAGTCGGACGTTGACAGCATCCTGGCCATGGCCAGCGGCTGGGATCTTGAAGACGCTTTCGACACCGAAAACATCGAAGCCCTGTGCCAGAAGTACATCGCCGCACCGCTGGAAATCTACAAAGCCTACGTTTCCGCTTTGGTTGGGGAACGCGCAAAAAACTAAAGGCCGCAGCCCGGGCGCTTTACTCCAAGGGAGCGAGCGAGGCTGAAGCTGCGGCGTGGGGTTTGACGATGGCCGAGGCCGAAACCGTCACCGAAATCTGGCCAGACAACATCATGTCAGTCAACGTGTTTGTTGACATGGGCACCCAGTGGCGCATTGGCGTCAACGGTGCCAGCGGGCTGGATTACAACGCGCTGCCGGTGGTGATGCGATTGACCGGCGTCAAAGCGCAAGACAGACAACAGGTGTTTGCCGACATTCGCGTGATGGAAGAAGAAGTCTTGACGGCATTGCATGAAAAACGTAAATAAAGGGTCCAAATGTCCGACGTGATTGCAAAAGGCGTGATTGAAGTTTCGGCAGACAGCCGCAAGCTCACCGCAGGCATTGACGAGGCCAAACGCTCACTCAAGGGCCTGGGCATTGCCGCCGAATCAGCCACCAAGGGCCAAAGCGCGTCGATTGACCGTTATGTCAAGTCGCTGGGTGTGGCAGCCGTCACTACGGGCAAGACCGCTCGCGAGTTGGAGCTGTACAAACTCGCTTTGCGCGGGGCCAATGCCGAGCAACTGAAGGCAGCCGACAGCGCATTGCGCATGTCAGAGAGTTACGCACGCGGAGAAAGAATCGGCCAGCAAATCCGAACCGGCTTGAAGACCCTTGGCGTTGTCGCCGCCACCAGTTTGATTGCTGCGTATGCCGCGATGGATCAACTGATCAAAAAAGCGGGCGACTTTCAGGACATGGCCGAAAAGACCGGTGACACGGCAGTCAACATCGCATCTTTGGCGGTGGCGGCTGGCACGGCTGGCACGGAAATGAACACCGTGGTCGGCGCGGCGCAAAAGCTCACCAAAGCATTGACCGGTGTCGACGATGAATCCAAGGCCGCTGGCGCTGCGCTGACATCGCTCGGGCTGAACATCAGCGACTTCAAAGACCTCAAGCCCGCCGACCAAATGGAGGCGGTGGGCAAGGCTTTGATTGGTTTCAAGGACGGCGCAGAAAAGACCGCTGTGGCCATGGCTTTGTTTGGCAAGACCGGGGCCGACCTGTTGCCATTCCTGAAGGAGCTGGGCGCAGAGGGTGGCCGTCAGGTCATTTTGACCGAAGAGCAAATCAAACTGGCTGACGAATACGCCGACAAACAAGCACGGCTCAAGACTGAGATCAGCCTGCACGCGCAAGCCATCGCCACCCAGATGCTGCCCGCGCTGAACCAGCTAACGGGCATGATTGCAGAGCTTGCCAAAGACCAGCAGTTTGCCGCCACCGCAGCGGGCATCATGAATGGCGCTTTGTCGGCTGGCATTACCGTATTCCAGACCATCGCAGTTGTAGCCTCAGACGTTGGCTTTGTTCTCAAAGGTGTCGGCACCGAGATATATGGCATATCAAGGCAAATCGCTGCCCTTGCCAGTGGTGATCTGCGTGGCTTCACTGCCATCAGTGACGCCATGAAGGAAGACGCCAAACGCGCCCGCTCCGAGCTGGACAGGTTTCAGGCCAGCGTCATGGGCATTGGCAAGCCAGAGGCCAAACCAGACCCGTCAAACTATTCCAATGAGGGCCGCAATTCCCCATTGCCGACGCTGAAGTTTGAGGGCGCTGCCAAAAAAGGCAGCAAAGCAAAAGCCAAAACCAATACCGACGCCGAGCAGCTTGCCAAGACCCAGCTGGGTTACGACATTGCCAGCATCAAAAGCGCATCCGAGGCACTGGTCAACACCTACGCC